TGCGCCCCAGTCAGCCAACAACTCAACATTGAGAGTCCATTGGTCGTCTGTGTGCTTGTATGCCTTGCCATCGAGTGTTTGATACACGTCGATTGTTGGGCTATTTACGAGTGTGACGCTAGTTGTCTGAGCATCGTACGCAGCTGCGCCGATGGTAAGAGTTAGGTCGCGACCCGTGATAACTGTTGTTGCCATTGGGTTTTCTCCTTATGCCGTCTGCGTATACCAGGTGGATACGCGTATGTCCGCGACTAGCAAGTTACTAGCGCCTACTTGTGTAACTGTTGGTCGATCAACCGCTTGGACATCGTATCCAGCAGGCATAACCGCCACAACGCTTGTGATGAGTTGTTCTATGTTATCTTGAGATGCAGGGTTGCTGTTGTATGCAACGCAACAAGTAATTGTAAAGTTTAACTTGCAACGGAAAGTGCTTTTGCCGATTGTCTCAAACTCCATGTACGGAGAATCCGGAACCACCACTACAGCCGGAACGGGAACCGATTCTGGAACGTAACTAAATACGTTCGCTGCAACACTTGACAATGCTGTTGCTAAAGGTGTGCGAACTGCTGAAAGAATTGTGCTCGTCATTATTGAGCCATCGTCTCAACATCGATGTAAGGTCCGAGCAGACCAACAACGCGATTAAACAAGCTGCGTCCCATTCGATAAGGCGATGGAGCAAAGTCCACGCCCTCAATCTGTCCGCCTGGTGCTGTGCGTGATTGAAAGACTTCAACTGAAACTACGATGATTGCTGATTCAACCGCTGCAACGCCAACATAAGTTGAAGCGCCTGTAAGTGTTGCCAATCCGCTAGGGATGACATTCTTTTCGAGGACATCGGCATTGGTGATGTCTGCTGTAAATGTGTATGCATCGACATCAGCATTGACTGTTCGTGTGCCGTTAAATGGTGTTCCGCATCCAGCGATGACAACTGATTGTCCTTCGGTAAACTCATGGATTCCCACTGTCTCAAAGGTTGCGACATTGTTAGTCAGCGAAACCTTGGCAATTGGTGCTGCAAAAGTTGTAAGCAAAGGCAAGATGACAGCCTCGCTAGTGTCAATTATGTCGTTCAGATAAGCGTCACTGTATAAAGCGGATGAAACGCCAAGGACTGATCTCAACTCTGATGCTGTGATAATACTTGGCATTTCATCCTCTCGAAACTGCTGGCGGGGAGATCGGGAGCAACCCCCCCGCCATGATTAAGTTTGTGGTTCTATTAAACCGCTTGGTTTAGTGTGAACGCACCGCCGGCAGTTAATGTAACTGCTGAGCCATAGCCGTAGTAACCAACTTCAACCTGACCTGTACCAACAATGTTTGTACGGAGTTGTAGTGGACCAGCGCCTTCGTACCATGTAAACGCTTCGCGGTTTACCATGATGATTGAATCGTCACCTGTACCTGAGATGTATGGATCTACATAAACAGGAAGTCCCATTACTGAACCAACTGCGTTTCCTGGCTCTACTACGCCAAGACCGTTCTGTGAGTTACCAGCAACGTTGAATAGTGGACGCTTGGATGAATCTGTCAAAGCGATCAAAGCAGCCCATTGATCTGGAGTAACAATGATTCCAGTTGGGAAGCGCTTTGTTGCGTTGTAGATAGATGCTGCACCGCGTGAGATGTAACCAGCGAACTCATCTCCATCGAATGGAAGTGTGATAACTGTTGAGTCAAGTGTTCCAGCCTGTAGTGCTGTAACCATTGCTGTATCTGTTGCCTTTGCGTAAGCGTTAGCCATTAGGCGAACCAACTCATCAAAGAATGCTGGTGATGTGCGATCTAGAACTTCTACATCGAACTTCTGCATTCCTGCGTACTTAGCAACTGAGCAAGAGACGTATTCGATCTCTGTCTGAGTATCTGAAAAAGCACCCTTTTCAGCTGCTGCTGCAACTGTTGGCGCTGTCTTGATGCGTGGGATTTCAAAAGTCATTCCAGCAGCTGGAAGTACCGCATTACGAACTGCTGAAATTGCAGGACGAATGTTTGTTGTCTTTGGATCCCAAATCGTTGTGAGCTGTGGTGTTGGTACAAGACCAGCAACCTCAGTTGTTGTTGTATCTGATGCAGCAGCAACATACAACTTAGATGTCTCGTCGCCCATTGCTGCGCGAACTGAGTGCTCTAGGTATGAACCTGCTGAAACGATAGGTGTACGAACGCGCTGTGAGTTAAGCGGATGTGATGTCGCCTTAACTTCAGCCTTAGCAGCTTCAACCGTCTCGGTTGATACTGCCTCTGAAACGGTTTCTGACACTAGGTCGTCTCCTTCTGTCTTAGGTTCCTCGATCTGAGGTTCCGGATTTGATTCGCTTGCTGCTTGACCTTGCGGTTCAGCTGCTGCGACCTTTTCCACTTCAGCACCTGGGATTGCTCCATCAGTTACAAGTGAAACTTCAATTAAGTTAGATGCAGAGATAGCCATAACGCCATCCTTGTTTTCCCATGCATCAACTTCTACGCCAACGCTGAAATCTGAACGAAGTCCAGTTGCAGCCTCTTCCAAAGCATCATTTCCAGCAGTTGTCTTAGCAATCTTGAATGAGGCTGTGATGCCTGTGTCATCCTGTGACCATTCAACCAACTTGCCTAGAGGCTTTGTTCGGTTATGTTCTAAAACTAATTTTGTGTTCTTGCCAAAGTTAATTGAGTTAGGCAAAAACTTTGTGCGACCTGCTGAGGTGTTGCCCTCTGAGTCCCATTGAACAATTCGACCTGCAATGATGCGTGATTCAACATCTGATGCAGTAATTGATACCGGCATTGTTATTTTCATGTGTCGATTAGATCCTCTTCTTCGCGAATCTCTTGAACGCTCATCGCGCCAATACGATTCAGGATTTCATAAACCTGCGCGCGCTCCAAAGGATTACCGCGCAAGTATTCGTCTAGCGAGTAACGGATTTCATTGCCTTGACCGACAAAATCCGGCATTGACAAACGTTGTTCGATTGCCAAAAGTAAATTACGACCACCAAAATCAATAAGTGAACGACGCTCTGCTGTTGCGTTGGAGTAAGTCATGGATGTTGTTTCAGCGCTTGCAAAGAATGCAGGAAGTCCAATTGCGCGACATAATTCTAGCGCGACATACTGACGAGCCTCATTGAGTTGCAGTTTGTTAGGATCAATTCCCATTGCCTGCAATTCAACATCGGCATTAAGGAATGCTGTGCTCCGAGTTGTGCGGGCAACGCGCCAGGCTTCAAGCAATTTGCCAATACGCTCGCTAGTAAGATTTGTGCCGTTTGACTTTAAAACCATCATTGGAACTGGTTCTTTAGCAAATGCTTCTGATGCGTTTTCTAACGCGATTGCAGCTCTTATTGTGCGACCTGCGCGAGATAAAAATCCTTCATCCAAACCATTAAACACAACGAGAGATCCAACGCCCATCGAAGGAACATCTGTTCCATCAACTGTATAACCGACGATCTCTGTTTGTTGTGCGTTTGTTTTGTAAGTTACGCGACCTGGTGCAACGCGAGTCCATTCTTGGATTCGTCCGTCTGCATACATTGATAGAACTTGTCCATACGCCACGCCATGAAATAACAAATCCTCAGCAATGAATGCGTAAATAGCAGAACCGGGAACGCGAGAATCGGGTTGGTTGATTACGCGATTGGGTTCAACGTGTCCACCGGTACTTTTAACGTATTGCTCTAGTGGCAATGTTGCAAGGCTGCATAGAATGTTACGCGCTCTTGCAATTGTTGGAATAGCCATTGCTTGTTCGCGTGTAGCGCTTGACAATGGATAAAAGAAGTTGTTGTAAGTTGAATTGAAAGGTGCAGGAGTTGCAGCTGCATCAACCGTTAATCCAACAGGTTCAGGAGCCTTTGCGAATAAATCTCTGAGTGCCATTAGCACAAAATTATAGCATAATCAACCCAACACGATGTCCACTTCTGAGTCTGGTCGTGTCGCAAAGTGAGACACCATCGCCATTCCAACTGTGGCACAAATTGTGGCACAAGATGCCTTACGTCCTAAATACCAACCGCCATCCTTGAATGGCAATTTGACCGCAGATAAGACTTGCTTGTTGAGCTCCATCTGGTTTGTATGAACGAGCCTCTGTGACGTAATCGCCGACAACATTTCGTCGCAAGCCTGCCCATAGATCGCGCCATCGATGGCAGTTGTTGGAATACCTGCCGGAATCAATCGAGAAGCAACTGCACCAGCCGTTTGACGACTATAAGCGACCGTCTCCACGCTGTAACGCTTCGTCCAGACAGCGATACTGTTCGCAAGGTCTTTATCGTCAATCGAAACTGGATTCGAATACGTTTCCAGTAATACAACACAGAACTTGTCCCCAACAAGTCGCTGTGCTGCAACTAACGCAGCTGCTTTTCGATCTGGTGACAGATCAATAGCCATCCAAGTTGGTTGCTCCCGATCCAAAGCGAGCGTACCCTCATGCGCGCACTCTGTCCAACTTGACGGATTGATGGCTGGGTTGATCTGGCTTACCCATTGGCACAATAATTCTGTGCGAATAATAGACTCATCATCTGACATGGCAGATTTGAGATTGTCGATGTGGATCGTGTGTCCAAGGCTTGGGTTGGCTTGTTGCCAGCCCTTCATGTCATCGATTGCACAACCTGGTTCTGCCGACCATTCAAACCAACCAATTGGATCATCCGCACCGGCAGCAGCTGCGAGTCCGCGCTCTCTCATACGATTAAGAAT